CCCCGTCAGTAGCTGAACAGGAGGGACAGCTGATAGAAACAGAAGCCACTGGAGCACCTCAAAAACACCATCATACACTAAATCAGTAAGTTGGCAGCATCACCCGAATTGCTTGTTTCGAATGAGAGTAATGTATTCTTCGCGAACGTTAGAAACGGTTACGTTAATCCCGTTGTTGTTGATCTCCTTCTCTTCGGTATTCGATGAGATTTGAAGGAAATCGCCCGTTGCGAGATACGTAAATCCGTTATAGTCCAAATCGAAATACCCATCTGTAAGCCGTAGAACATCCCCTGACGCGGTAATCACTTCGATAATGTGAAACATCGATCCAGTAGAGAAAAGCTGCGGTAGCGTCAATCTAGACACGTTCTGCCCTGTCTGGTCGTTGTAGACCTCGATGAAGTCAAGATTAGTGCATAGTTTGCTGAATGATTCTTGAATAGTTGCCATTATACATTCTCCACTAATTCGAATTTCATCTTGCCAATCTGGGCGATCTTCCAATCGATATTTTCAGTTTTGAGAACAAATTCACCTTCTACGTTCTGATACTTGATCACCTCACCAGCCAGGACGTTTTGACGCAAGTTAGGGAAGAGTTTCATTTCACCACCTGATTTCACGTCTTCGGTGATCGTGTAGATTTTCTTGTGGTTCTCAAACTGGATGACAGTTCCCGCTTTCAGTGTTCCGGTGAAGTTGGAGATTCTCACCTTACGCCCACCGCGAGCAGTACCAGCAGCAGCCGTTACCATCTGGCGTACATCACCTGTATATTTTGAAAAGTAAGACAGTGGCACACTAAAAGGACGACCAAAAAGGTGACGTGCTACAAATTCTTTTACTTCGTTAATATCCTGAGCCATGTAATTCGCGGTAAATTCTGCTTCGTAAAAATGGATGCCAGTAAAGCGACGCTGGAACTTACCGGAGATAGATTGCGCCTTGAAGAAAGGTTGTTTTGATTTAAGAGTAAAATCTGTGATTTTAATATTCTTGGATTTGAACATAGAAAAAGCCCCCATAGTTTTATGATTATTTATCACTATGGGGGCTTTTAATTACATCTTACGGCGCTGTGCGTCTTCTACCGCCTGAGCAACTAACTTAGCGTGACGTTTGATAGCATCCATAACCATCTTGTCTGAGCTATTAACATTGCCGTTAATGTTCAAAGGCGCATTAACTTCAATCGGCTGAGAGTTACCACCGCCTGATTTTTGAGCAGATAAGAAGTCTTTCAAATCACCGTTAGTACGCTGATCAACTACTCGTTCACCCTTATCAAGCAACCATGTACCCTCACGAGGGATGTTATCAATACCATCATGAGCCATACCGCTAACGTTAGTAGACTTGATGTTTGCGATGTTCCCCATGTTCTGAGAAACAGCCAATGCAGCAGCAGCAATTTTTTGACCTGTGGTGACGTTGGTCGGATCGTTCCATGCATCGGTAGCAGCCGTCCACATGTTCACCGTCGCTTGTCCGATAGAGAATGCTTTATGAGCATTGAAAGCCATCTGCATAGCTTTAGTGTTTTCCTGCCCGAAGAGAGTCATTGCAGCAGCAAAACCGCCATACATATCATCGGCTATTGACTGGCGAGCATCAGCATATTTCTTTTCAATTGCAGCCATCCGTTTTTGATGGTTTTCATTGAGTTTTTCTAATGCTTCCATCCGTTTAGCCGGATCGGTGATCCCATCAATCTTGAGTAGTTTATCGGTCTTATAATCTTGTTCGGCTTCCGATTTCTCTTTATCGATTGCATTAAATTTAGCAAACGGATTATTTGAGTCTTGATAATCAAATCCGTTGGTTAATTGATTGGATTTAAAACCATCCATTCCCTGTAAATGACTATCAATCTGAGAATAGTTTTGTTCGGTGTCATTCACGCGACGCATATATTCTTCATAGGAGATAGCTTTACCATCAAGTAACCGTTTATGGCTTTCTAACTCGTTGTCCCTGATTTGTTGCAAAACTGTTAAGGCATTCAAAGCATCAACCGGATCAGCACCCAGCATCATTTTATAAATGTTTTCTGCGTTCTGGTCTAACAGTTGCTGACGTTTCGCGGCTGCGTCTTGCTGAGAGATTAAGCCCATATCTAAAGCAGTGTCTAAATCTTTCAAGCTGGCTTCTAACTGCTTGTTTTGAGAAGCAATAGACGCGGCTGTCTGACCGTGCAATCTAACATCAAGAGCATTCAGCTTTTTAATTGCATCTTCACGCTGTTTCTGCGCTTTTTCTGCGGCCTTCCTTGCTTCTTCTGCCGCTTTTTCTGCTTCTTCTTGTTCTTTTTTTGTTGGACCAGTGACTCCTCCACCTTGACCAGTTGGGGTAAATCCAGTATCCGATTTATTTCCAGTGATAGTAATTACCGGATCACCGTTTTTATCACGGGTAACGCCTTCACTATCCACCCAACGATCAGGATAATTTGGTTTATTGTTGAAGCTGGCTTGTCCACCTGCTAGACCAGTAGAACTATAACCATGCTTGTTAATAAAACCACCGTTAGCCATAGCCATATTCTGGCGAGCTTTTTCAAACCTTTCATTAAAAGTCTTTAATGCGTTGAATAAAGCGGTCTTTTCCCAATCTTTATCAAACCAGTTGTATAACTTGTTCATCCCTTCAACAACTGGATTTAGCGCATTTGCAGCCATACCCTTTAAGTTATCGGTAAGGGTATCCATATTTTTAGAGAATTTATTATATTCTTCGGCTGTATCATTGGTGATTTTAACAGTTTGCTGATTAATGGCGTTTACAGCTTCCTGATAAGATCCGTATTTCTGCAATTCATCAGCCATATGACTTGAATCACTGGCTAACGATTCCATCATAAACTTAACATCAGCGATAGACGCACCAGCTTTGCGCATGTCATAGAAGACCTTGATCGCCGCTTTCATCCCGCCTTGTGGATCGTTCATAAACTCGGCATAGTCTTTAATCTTCAAACCTACACTTTCTAGGTCATCTTCTATACCGCCACCATTACGCCACGCATCAGCCAGTTTATCTAAGGTGTCTTTGTTAATATCACCAAATTTCTCAACGGTTAAGCCAGTACCGGAGAATTGCTTCTCTAATTTCTGGAGTGTTTCGACGGTTAAACCAGTTGCTTTTGAAACTTCGCTGTATTCCTTTACATAATCACCGATGGCATTTGCAGCAGAGACAGCACCAGCAGCCAGACCAACAAAACCACCAGCAGCCAAAGCAAGCGATCCACCAGTTCCGCGAAGGGTTCCACTTAAACTAGATAAACCACCAGACAAATCAAGATTCATTGCCCTTTCTGAAAGGTTATCAAGCATGTCAATCGCTTGGTTGGTACTTCTCCTTAGACCGTCGTTATTCCCTTCTATTGTTACTATATGTCTTGTCATAAATTACCCCAATTGACCGCTCTTGAGCTTTTGTAATAATGAAGCGTCGAAATAACTATCAACCAAAGCAGAGTTACGTTCTTCCTCTTTCTTACGAGCAATTTCTTTTATTTCTTCTTGCGTTTTAAATTGCTTGTCGTCCTTAATCATTCGGAATTGGTTAACATTGATTTTATTCAACCATTCACGAGTCATGTTAGGAGATGTAACGTGCATGTAATACATCGACTGTGCATGTCGCGCATCTTGATATAGGGGGCTTTGTGGTTCAAGATATGTATCGAATATATGCAACGCCCAAAATAGCGTAATTGGCATATTATCCATCTCATCTTTACTCAAGCCCCGACGCATCATTTGCCGAAAATAAAAATTCAAGAGCGGGTTTACTTTACCTCGTTTTCAATTACCGCCGCATCTTTCATCAATGATGCTTGAGCAACTAAGCCGATTAATTCACTGCGGACGCTAGTATACAGTGCCTTAACTTGTTCAATAGATTCAAATACTGGCTTACCGTCTTCATCTTCAATACAACGAAGAATAGAGCGTTCATCACGGTCTTTTTTATCAGTATTGAAAACATGTTCATTAAATTCTTGTACCGACATAGGGCGAGCATAGAACGTAAATCCGCCGAGGGTTAAAGATTCACGTTTCGGAGAAAGAGCTTTCAGCATTTCATTCAGATTCATTATTGTTTCCTCATTAATAGTGATTACGCTGTATTTATTTAGAATTTAAGAGATTTTCAAAGTCTGCTTAGTGCCAGTCTTCTTAATGTTATTGAGGAAAGCAGCCGGAGGATTGCTTAACCAGTAGTAATGAAAACCACTTTGCATACTGTTATAAGGAACAGTGACAGCAGCACCACCCAAATTAACGGTTATATTCCCCGCTCTACCGTTCTGGAGATATACAGCCATAGTAGGAGTACCACCATTGAATTGACCAACGATAACGCCAATCAGACGCCCTACGCCCACGTTTTCGGGGTTCTCCATTGACCCTTTACCGCGCATGTCAGTTACTGGATAGTTTGAAGCAGTTACCCCCCAGTTATTCCCCAATGAAGTAGACCATGCAGCAGTAGCTACAACCGTATCCATACCACGACCACACATCGCGCTCATATTACCAGGAACACCAACTTTTAACGCTTGCATAGCCTCACGCATCCATCGCTTGCCAGTCACAGAAACAGCCGATGATCCGACCCAGCCGGGCTTATTAACGACATTTGCCATTTTGATTACTCCAATAAAAAAGCCCCACCATTAAGGCAGGGCTTAAAATTAATTCTTAGCCTTGCGGCCTCGTTTTGCTGTGGCTTTCACCGTAACTTCTTCTACTTCTGGAATCACCACCGCTTCATGTTCCGGCTGTGGTTCCGGTTCGGGAAGTTCTTCGTTAGTTCATCCGGCAGTGAAGATTTCCTGTTTCAGCGGAGCACCATCAACAGCAAAGGTAAACTCTTTAGTTACCACTTCTTCATCGCCACCGTTCATAGCAACTTTAGAGATGAAGCCGTTGAAAGCGGTGCGAATACCAGTCTGTTTTGCTGCATCAACATAGTATTCAATCTTAATCTGAATACGAGTACCGTCTTCGGCAGCTTTAATGAGCTTCTCGTGTACCGCATCACCAGGGATGTAGTTAACGGTCAGAGTCAGATCAGGAACGTTCAGCTTCCCTACCAGCTTACGGTTATACTGAGAAGAGAAGGATTTAACTTCTACAGTACCGCGCTCGATACCAGTTTCAGGAAAACCAGCACACTCTTTAATTTCTTCGTAGCTTTCGTGATCGAGAGCGGTGTTAGTGGTATCGGCGTGATAGAACATACTTACCAGACCACCAGTAAAAATATCTTTAAATTGCTGAGTCATAGAATTACCCCTTAATTAAAATTGTTTATAACGGGGGAACTAGTCCCCCGACTTTTATTATTTAGTTGCTTTCAGTTCGGCAATTTCTTTCTGTAATGCTTCGATCTGTGCTTTATATTTGGCGTCCATTTCCTGCATAGCTTTAATAATCAGAGCATTGACAGCAGAGTTAGAAATAGTCTTGATTGCTTCTGGATTTTCTGGATCTTCGGTGGATTGAATACCTACTGCTTCCGGCAATACTTCTTCCAGATCCTGAGCAATAATACCTACTTCGCGTTTAATCACTGTGTCATCGGAAAGAGATTTAACTTTATCGTAGGTGTAGACTTTCAGGGAGTTTACTTTCTCTAATGCGCCGTCCTGTAATTCTTCCTTGTTAATCTTCAAACGGGAGTCAGAGCGAATGTAAACATCGTTAAAGCTACCGTTACGACCTGCGGTAAAGTCACCAGCAGCGTTAAAGTCAAAGTTAGTATCATGAACATGGAGACGAACAAGAGCGTTACCGATAGTACCGCTAGGAACGTGCACACCCATTGCTGCAATGTGATATTGACCCCAATGAGTAGCTTTCCAGATGTTATGTGCTGAATCTTTTGATTGGGGGCAATCAACTTGCAAACCGGAAGCACGGTCACGCCAACTAGACCAGCTACCACCAGAAACGTTACCACGAATCAAACCTTTATCAGACCCGCCGACGCTACCAGATTCAAGATGAATCATCTTATCCGCAAGTTTCCACGTCTGGGCTTGTTTCTGACCACGGAAGCGAATAACACCAGCATCATCGGAATACATCAAACCTAGTTCTAAGCCGTTCGGATCTCTAAACCAGATGTGCTTATTTCCAGTGCGCTTAAATTCAATATCAGCACCGTTAAGCGTGATATTACCGCCAGTGTGGATTGCTTGAGGCCTAACAGTACCATTGATGGCAAATTCAATAGTAGAAGTACCAGGACCGCCAGCACGTTGGGTATACCAGTGCCAACCACTTTCATCCGCGCATTCTAATACTTGCTTACGAGAATCATTACCCCATGCACGAATATTAAAGCTGGATGTAGCTGTATTTTTACCCCAAGTAAACTTACCACCGACTTCAAGATCGCCTAAGAAGTTTGCCTTAAGAGCACCAGTACCCATAGCACGCTCTGTGCTAAAATGTCGACCTTGACTGTCTTCTATATACAAAACGTTATCACGGGCATTATTACTATCACCCCAATGATTAAATCGAATATAATCACGAGATCCGCTTCTCCCAGCAGAGAAGGTTAAAAACCCTTTCTCGATATATGTATCGCCAGCAAATCGAGCAGCACGGCTATCTCTTTCAAGAATTAATGCGCCTTCGTTGCCGTCACCACCTAAAGTAACTTTACCGTTAGTCAAATCGTAAATGAACGGTCTGTTTCCATTCCACCCGCCCAATTTATCATTTTCGGCAGTAGAAAGAAGATAAACTTTACCACCATCATTACGCCAGAATGCACCATAATTACCGTAGATCATGCGGTAGGCGTCGCTATTCATTGAGATGAATTGAGCGTTAGTATAAACTCGTTTTGTTTTACCTGTTGCAAGTTCGATCTGTCCGTCGATGTGGTGACGAATAGAAGTACCACCTACATCACTATACCATTCAAAAACGTTAGTATCAGCATTACCATAGCCGATCCAACCTTGACGGGTAATATCTCCAGTCCGATTATCTTGAAACGCAATATGGTTGGATTGACCAGCAGGACGCCGCAAGGTAATAACATTACTACCGCCACCTAACATCATTCGACCAGAAAGAATATTACCTTTATGAGTCCCAGCAATAGAGCTACTAGATTCAACGGTTAGAATCTCCTGAGCATCGGTACTACCCGTGGCGAGTCGATAACTGGAACCTTGAACCGTCTCATGCCAGATCATTTCATTATAGTTACTACGGAATTTACGAATATATTTCCGTCCAGTACCTCTATCATTGCTTAGATGAACAATGTCATAGCTGTTTTGTGTATTGTCGTCAAAACTCAACACACCACGTTTATTTTCGGTATTAAAAAGAGTTACGTTGCGACCACCGATAACACCAACGGAAGGTTTAATTAACGTGGCTTCCGGCGTATCATAAACCGTCAAACTTACATAAACAGATTTCCCATATTCGACAATAACGTTATCGGTATAACGCTGATATTTCACGTAGATATCATAGTTATCACCGGAAGTATTGACAGCAAATACCTCAAAATCCTTGTTTGTATTTCTACGGTATGCAATTACGTTAAGACCTTTAGGTCTATCGTTACCACTACGCAGAAGAATTTCTACTACGTCAACCTGTGGATTTGCCCCTATATTTCCAGACATCTGTTATCACTTAACCCATTACAAGCCCGCTGCCGCAGATATTCCCGTGGCGAGCGATAACCCAG